GGATGCTGGCTCACCATGGTGATGCCTTTCGGGATGTCGAGCTGCACTTGGCTTTCCGTGCCAAGACCCACGGGCGGTACTGGAAGGTTCATCAGATCCTGCCAAACCTGGTGCCGGCCATTGATCCCGCTTCCTTGGATGCTTTCAAGCAGGAGGTGGCCGCGCTGTACCAGAAGACGGGCGGCGGCATGGGCGCGCACATCGAGGTGAGTCACAGGGATGCCGATGGCAGCATCCAGTTCACCTTGTACGTGGAGGGTCCGATCACAGCGATCGCGCAATTCTGCGAACACGACTTCAAGCGCATCGCCACGCGCGTGGCCTTGGAAACGGCGCTGGTCTACCACCCCCAGTCCGGCGTGGTCGAAACCGTGGTCAAGGGCGGTGCGAAAAACCATGCCGCCGTGCTCACCCTGTTTGCCAGGCATCTGGCCCAGACCGACTTGAAGCCCGAGGCGATCGCGCCCAGCCGGTTCAAGCTCAGCGTGTTGAACGACGGCCTGCTGGCACCGAAGGAGGACTGGTCGTCGCAGGGGATTGAGAAAGTGCGGCTGCGCCGTGCCAAGTTCACGCCCGCCGATCAGCGCACCAGTGCCATTCAGATCGAAGCCAGTCCAGAGGCCAACCGTGATGACGCCATCCGTGTGGCGCGCGAGAAGCTCAAGGTCGCGCATTCGTTCGACACGGAATTCGAGATGGATCGGGCCACGCTCATGGTCTACACCCGAGATCAGCAGACCCGGCGAGAGGCCCACTTCAGCTTTGACGTCTACGCCAGCGGTTCGACCACCATCAAGAACCTGTCGCACCGCAATCAGCAACTGGCGAAGTACGTCCTGCGGGGCCTGGGGATTGTGGAGTCGAGCGGTGCTGGCGCATGAGTCAGGCGCAAATCGATGCGACCGCCTTGCTGTGCCGGATGCTGGAGACCACGGCCAAGGACATGGCCGGTCCCTTGCTCACCGATCCTGGCAACCAGGCCGGTCTGACCCAGTTGCGACGTGAGCAGTTGATCGGCTTTGGCGAGCCCACGGAATGGCTGCAGTGCCCGGAGTGCGGCGTGGACATGGCCCGCGTGGTGCGTGAACTGCCCGGTGACAAGGTGCTCCTGCTGTGCGGTGGTGACTGTGAAGATTTCGAGGCGCCACGCAGCGTGCGGCAAACCACGGTCATCAACGTCGAGCGGGTCGTTGGCCACCTGGCCATGGGCTTGAACCTCAACCGCCAGCAGGTTGAATGCCTGGTGCCCGAGCAGGCTTGGCGCATCGGCATGACTGAGCAGCGCCGTGGCAAGCCCGTCACCTGGTATTACGCACGCCACCTCAGCGCAGATGGTGTCGCGCAGAAGTTGTTGATGCACCTGTCGATCCACAGGTCCGATCGCAGCGCTCGGATCCTGACCAGCAGTCCGGTGCCACTCCCCGCCAGTTCTCTGCTGGCCCAGCATGACGTGGCCCATTTGGGCGATGTCATGCGACTATCGCAAAACCGCTTCGAGTTCTTTGCCGATCGGGCGATGGATCCGCCAGTGGTGTATCGGGTGGGCGAGCCAGCTGCCGATGTCGGCACAACGCTTCGATATGTTCGGACCGAGCGCAAGGCGTACATCGATGGTGTGGCCTATGCCCTGGAGGCGATGCAGGCCAACATCCTGCTGGCGTTGATGGACGACTATGACCACCGCATGGGTGCTCGTGCCTTGCGTGATGCCTGTGGCTCTGACGCGGGCAGGTTCAGCCCGATCAAGTTCTTCGGTCGCAATCAGTCCGTCTACAAGACCTTCATCCAGTACATCTATGGCGAGAAGGAATACGCCCTGGTCATCCCAGACGGTGACCGTGACTGGTTGACCTGAGACATTCCCAACATCTCCAGTCAAGACCCGGCCCCGCGCAACGCAGGCCGGGTTTTTTACTTTCTGCACGCACGAAACCGATTTGCAGAACGTTTGTGCAGAACCTGCAGAACGTTTTGTGGAACCTCGATTGATGCAATGCCAGCACTGGTTGGCGCCACTCCCAAGTGGCTAGAAACCAGGGCTCATCAACCATCAAGGAGATCCACGTGCAGGCGACCGAAATCGTTTCACACATCTCGCAAGGGCAGCTGGCGCAGCGCTGGCAGCTCAGCGAGGCCACCCTCGAGCGGTGGCGTTCTGAGGGCATCGGCCCCGTCTTTCTGAAACTGCGCGGCCAAGTGCGCTATCGACTCGAAGACATCCATGCCTTCGAATCCGAAAGCCTGCGCGCGAGCACCAGCAGCACGGGGGCCGCATGAACGCCGTTGCCACGACCCCCATTGAGCATGCCGGCGAATCCTCGGCGCTGCGAGCCGCCTTCGAGCAAAGCGGCATTTCTCTGCCCGTGCCGTTCATGGAACTGTCGGCCATGGTCATTCGTGATCTGCCGCTTGCCCATGTGGCGGATCTCAAGCGCTTCGAGGCCGCGGCCAAATCCGAACTGGCGGCGCTGTCCAACATGATCCAGATGGGACTGGACATGCGCTACGGCGAACAGGCTAAAGCTCAGCTGCTCGAGCAAAACAAGGACACCGGCACCACCCACGTCATCGATGGCGATTTCGACGTTGCTGTCGAGGTCAGCAAGGACGTGTCCTGGGACCAGAAGGCGCTGCAGGCCATCTGGAGCCGCATGGTGGCTGCCGGCCAGGATCCGAGCGAGTTCATCACGGCCAAGTACAGCGTGAGCGAATCCCGCTTCAAGGCCTGGCCCGAGGTGTTTCGCCAGCCCTTCATGGCCGCGCGCACGGTCAAGCCCAAGCCTGCCAAGTTCACCCTGCGCAAGCCCTCGGCCGGTGAAGGAGCGCAGTGATGTTGCCCATCATTTCTGCCGAAGAACGGCTCAAAGAACGGCACAGCGCCAAGGTCGGCCTGGTGGGGTTTCCTGGTGTGGGCAAGACCACCCAGTTGCGGACCCTGCCGCCCAAGACCACCCTGTTTGTGGACCTGGAAGCGGGCGACCTCTCGGTCAAGGACTGGCCCGGTGACACGGTGCGCCCACGCACGTGGCAGGAGTTTCGCGACCTTGTGGTCTTCCTGGCGGGGCCTATGCCGACCGCCTCGGCCGACCAGGCCTTCAGCAAGGCGCATTACGACCATGTCTGTGCCACCTACGGCGACCCGGCTCAGCTGGCCAAGTACGACACCTACTTCGTTGACAGCCTGACCGTGCTCTCGCGCCTGTGCTTGGCCTGGTGCAAGACCCAGCCGCAGGCGTTCAGCGAGAAGACTGGCAAGCCGGACAGCCGTGGTGCCTATGGTTTGCTGGGTCAGGAAATGATCACCGCGCTCACGCACCTGCAGCACGTGCGCGACAAGCACGTCATCTACGTCGCGATCCTTGAAGAGAAGACCGACGACTTCAACCGCCGCTACTACCAACTGCAGCTCGAGGGCAGCAAGACCGCGCTGGAACTGCCCGGTGTGCTCGATGAGGTGGTGACGCTGGCCGTGCTCAAGGCCGACGACGGCTCGACCTACCGCGGCTTTGTGACGGGGGCGGACAACAGCTTTGGCTTCCCCAGCAAAGACCGCAGCGGCCGCCTGGACCCCATCGAAGAACCCCATCTGGGTCGGCTCATCGCCAAGTGCCTGGGCCAGACCCCCGCCACCAATCCCAACACCGAACACACGAATTGAAAGGACACCCCATGAACACCTACGACCACGCCACTGCGCCTGCCGCAATTCCGAGCAATTGGAATGATTTCAACGACGCCGAAGCCCAGCAAGGTGGCTTTGACCTGATCCCGCGCGGCATCTCCGTGCCCGTGCGAATGACCATAAAGCCCGGTGGCCATGATGACCACACCCAAGGCTGGACCGGCGGCTATGCCACCCAGTCATTTGACACCGGAGCGGTGTATTTGGCCTGCGAGTTCGTCGTCACCGACGGCCCCTTTGCCAAACGCAAGATGTGGTCGAACGTCGGGTTGCACTCGCCCAAGGGCCCGACCTGGGGCCAGATGGGGCGCAGCTTCATCCGCGCGGTCCTCAACAGCGCCCGCAACGTTCAGCCCCAGGACAACTCGCCGCAGGCGGCTGACGCCCGTCGCATCAACAGCTTTGCCGACCTGGACGGCATCGAGTTCCTGGCCCGCGTCGATGTCGAAAAAGACGGCAAGGGCGAGGAGCGCAACGTGGTCAAGATCGCCATCGAGCCGGACCACAAGGACTACGTGCCCCTGACGGGCATGTCCCCCGCAGGCGGCGGCCACAGGGGCGGTGGTGGCCACTCTGGGGCGCCGGTGCAACCCACCCCTGCCTATGCGCAGCCGGCCCCACAGACACGCCCTGTGGTGCCCACCGGCAAGCCCGCCTGGGCTCAGTGAGGAGGGCGGCATGCATGCGAGGCAAATGCTGGGTGTGCTCGCGCCAGGCGCGCGGGCTGGGACACACCGACAAGCGCCATCCGATTGGGGATGCCAAGCGCTACCCGCAGGACTGGGTGTTTTGCAGCCGACGTTGCCAGGACGTCTTTCGCGAGATGTATGGACGCTGGGTCGAGGCGAGCAAGTTCGGGCAGGAGGTCGAAATGATTGATGCCACGGACATTGAACGCTCGGCCATGCGCTCCTGCCTGCGCGCCTTCGGCGAGGCGGCCAGTGACATTGGCTTTGACAAACCCCTGGGTGCCTACTCCGAGAAGGAGGCCCTGAAGGTGATTGACGCGATCGTCACCCGCTACACCGAGACCATGGTCGCCCACCATGCCGAGGCCAAGTACCCGCCGGTGCGCCGCTTGAAGCCCACGGTCGACGATCCCTTTGCCGACCTGGAAAGCGATCGGCCCTGGGAGACAACCTGATGCTGGACTTCAACGCATCGGCCAGTCTCTCCGGCCAGATCGAGGCGCTTGTGGACCTTGCCCTGGAGCAAGAGCGCGATGCCACGCCACCGCGGCAATACCTGGGCGGCTCCCGCCTGGGCGTGTCGTGTGAGCGGCAGTTGCAGTTCGAGTATGCGCAGGCACCGGTGGACCCCGGCAAGGGGTTCTCGGGCCGGTTGCTGCGCATCTTCGAGCGCGGGCATCAGACCGAAACCATGGTCATCCGCTGGCTGCGCATGGCCGGCTTCATCCTCAAAACCGAGGATGCCGATGGCCGGCAGTTCGGCTTCAGCGTGGCCCAGGGGCGTTTGCGTGGGCACGTCGATGGTGTGCTGGTGGGTGGCCCGGAGGGCTTTGCTTACCCGGCGCTCTGGGAGAACAAGTGCCTGGGTTCCAAGTCATGGCGCGAGCTGCAGAAACACAAGCTGGCCGTGGCCAAGCCCGTCTACGCCGCCCAGATCGCCGTCTACCAGAGCTACCTGACCCTGCACGAGCATCCCGCGCTCTTCACGGCGGTCAACGCCGACACGATGGAGATTTACGCCGAGCTGATCCCCTTCGATGCGGGGTTGGCCCAGCGCATGTCCGACCGTGCCGTCAAGGTCATCCAGGCCACCGAAGCGGGCGAGTTGCTGCCGCGCAGCTTTGCCGAATCGACCCACTTTGAATGCAAGTTCTGCGCTTGGGCAGAGCGTTGCTGGAACACGAATCGATGAACACGGAAGAAGAACACATCCATCCTCCAGCCGGACCGCCGGGTCTGGACTTCAATGACGATGCACCGGTTGCGCCGCAGCCGGTGTCTACACACCAGCCATCCGATCGCGACGAGGTCCGAGCCGCTTTGCTCGGCCGGCTCGAATCCGTGCTGATGGGCCTGTTCCCTGCTGGCAAGGTCAAGCGCGGCAAGTTCCTGATCGGCGACATCCTGGGCAGCCCGGGCGACAGCCTGGAAGTGGTTCTTACCGGCGAGAAGGCGGGTCTGTGGACTGACCGTGCCGATGCCTGCGGCGGCGACATCTTCGACCTGATCGGAGGCCACTTCGGCATCGACGTTCATGGTGACTTCGCGGCGGTGCTCGCCCGCTGCGCCGACCTCATGGGACGCGCGGCAGCAACACCGCGCAAGTCCAAAAAAGACGTGCCCGTCGATGAACTTGGCCCAGCCACCGCCAAGTGGGACTACCTTGACAGCGAGGGCAAGCTGATTGCCGTCGTCTACCGCTACGACCCACCCGGTGGCAAGAAGGAGTTCCGCCCCTGGGATGCCAAGCGTCGCAAGATGGCGCCGCCAGAGCCACGGCCGTTGTTCAACCAACCGGGTATGGCAGGGTGCGGTGCTGTCATTTTGGTCGAGGGCGAGAAATCGGCTCAGGCCTTGATCGACAACGGCATCTGCGCGACAACAGCTATGCACGGCGCGAACGCGCCCATCGACAAGACCGACTGGTCACCGCTGGCGGCCAAGGCCGTACTGATCTGGCCTGACAACGATGCGCCAGGTATGCATTACGCCCAGGCAGCCGCACAGGCAGCCTTGCAAGCGGGTGCAGCGTCGTGCGAAATCTTGATGCCCCCGGCCAATCGACCACAAGGGTGGGACGCCGCGGATGCTCTGGCTGAGCAAGTGCAGCCCCTGTCGCCAGACACACCGGCTTTTGATGTCATCGGCTTCCTGAACGCAGGTGGCCGACTGCAGGTTCGAGCTGAGCACACCGGCGCAGACGTCGATCTTGATCTGCCTGACGCGCCTGACGTGGTGTCCTGGGGAACCGAGGACGGGCTGGCAGCGGCCTTCACGCGGCGATTTGGCAAGGACTGGCGTTACGTTGCGGCGTGGGGCCGTTGGCTCACATGGACGGGACGTCGCTGGAACGAGGACATCGTGCTCTATGTTCAGCATCTTGTGCGCGGCATATGTCGATCGGCAGCAGCGAAAGCCGACAGCCCTCGCCTCAAAGCCAGGCTGGCCAGCGCTTCCACCATCTCAGCGGTCGAGCGCATCGCCCGCAGCGATCCTAAGCATGCGTCCACGGTCGAGGAGTGGGATGGCGACATCTGGTTGCTCAACTCCGTAGGCGGGGTTGTCAACCTCAAAACGGGCGCCATGCGAGCGCATGACAGTCAGGATCGGATGACCAAGATCACCACGGCCACGCCCAGCGGGCAGTGCCCACTGTGGTTGTCGTTCCTGGATCAGGTCACTGGCAATGACAAAGAGCTCCAAGCCTATCTGCAGAGGGTGGTGGGCTATTGCTTGACCGGCTCGACGCAAGAGCACGCGCTGTTCTTCCTCTACGGCACGGGCAGCAATGGCAAGTCTGTGTTCGTCAACACGCTGGTCACCATCTTGGGCGACTACGCCGCCAACGCGCCCATGGAGACTTTCATGGATAACCGCAGCGACCGGCACCCAACCGATCTGGCAGGGCTGCGCGGCGCTCGGGTGGTGACCGCCACGGAAACCGAGCAGGGACGTCGCTGGAACGAGTCACGCATCAAGGAGATCACCGGGGGCGATCGAATCACTGCGCGCTTCATGCACAAGGACAACTTCACCTACCCACCGACGTTCAAGGTGCTGATGTCGGGCAATCACAAGCCCGCCATTCGCAACGTGGACGAAGCCATGCGCCGGCGGATGCACCTCATCCCCTTCGAGGTGACGATCCCCCGGGAAAAACGTGACCGGCAATTGCAGGACAAGTTACTCAAGGAGCGCGACGGCATCTTGGCCTGGGCGCTTGAGGGTTGTCTGCAGTGGCAGCGCACCGGGCTCCTGCCGCCCAAATCGGTTCAGGACGCCACCTCCGAGTACTTCGAAGGTGAGGACGCCATGGGGCGCTGGATTGAGGAGCGCTGCGTCATGAGCGCCAACGCCAAGTCCTTGACGGCTGAACTCTTCAACGACTGGAAACAGTGGGCCGACGGAGCGGGCGAGTTCGTGGGTTCACAGCGGCGCTTTGCCGACCTGCTGATCACTCGCGGAATTGAGAAGTGGCGCAACAGCGTAGGCCTGCGCGGCTTTCGTGGCATCGGCCTGAAGGTCAGTCCAACAGCGCCGCAGCACTACGCAGACCTTTGAAGTCTTTCGCAATAGACCTCTTATGAAAAACCGACTGACGTTTTGGACATCTCAGAACGTAATTTTTCTCACACGTGTACGTGACGAAACACTCATGTTTCGTGAGCCAGAAGCGTCATTGCGTCAGTCCCAACCTGGAAATGACATGAACACAACGACTATCCTCGCCCTCGATCTGGGCACCCAAACGGGCTGGGCACTGGCCAGCCGCGGCGGTCACATCACCAGTGGCAGCCAATCCTTCAAACCCCAACGCTTCGAAGGCGGCGGCATGCGCTTCCTGCGATTTAAGCGCTGGCTCACCGACATCAAGCAGTGCAATGACGGCATTGACCAGGTCGTCTTCGAGGAAGTCCGCCGCCACGTTGGTGTCGACGCCGCCCACGCCTATGGCGGCTTCATGGGCCAGCTGACCGCCTGGTGCGAGCACCACCAGATCCCGTATCAAGGCATTCCGGTCGGCACGATCAAGAAGCACGCCACCGGCAAAGGCAACGCCGGCAAGGGCGAGATGGTCACATCCGTCCGCGCCCGAGGCCATGCCCCGGCCGATGACAACGAGGCCGATGCCATCGCCTTGCTGTATCTGGCCCGCGAGATGGCCGCGGAGGGGGTGTGACATGAAAGTGCCGCAACACCGCTACCGCTGCCCTCTGGGCGATCTCCAGCCGAGCACGCCAGACCTGGATGCTGTCAAGCGCGAGGGCTGGCGCAATGACCATATCCTGGTGGTGTCCGAGCACGACGACCGGCTCGACTGGATCGAAAAGCAATTCGTGCGCAGGCTGGGCGAGCGCCTCTACGGGGATGGAGGCAAGCGCCATGGCTGAGACACGAAACGAATGGACCGTCGATGAGGTGGCAGCACGCTTTGCCGAAGCTGCTGAGACGGCACACAAGCTGCCTCGGGTTCGCCCGGGTGGCTACTTCAACCCTTGGATGACGCTGGCCTTCCAAGTGCCAGAGCGCTATTCCGACCCCGAGCGGCTGTACCGGCCCATGCCGCCCAGTCCACAGGCTGTGCAGCGCATGCTGGAGGTCTCCCGCTGGGTGCTGTGGCTCGAGGTGGAGCAGCGCCACCTGGTGTGGATGCGCTCAAACCGCTATCGCTGGGAGCAGATTGGCCGGCGCTTTGCGTGTGCGGCTCGCACTGCGCAGCGGCGGTATGACGCAGCCATCCATCTCGTCACCCTGCATCTGAACAAGGGACATTGATAGAAGTTGTGGCAAGTTGGGGGGCGGGGCGCGACGGTGAGGGCTGTTGATGGCAAACGCCAAAACACCCCCTGTCGCGTTTTGCCAGGTTTTGGCCTACAGTTTGTGTACGGTCAGGCAAAAGGCGTGGGACGCTACTGATCATCAAGATCCAAATTGCCCTGACTGATCTGACATACCTGACGGGTCCTTCCCGGCCAAAGCGGTATGCGGGGGGCAACAGCGCAAGATTTCGATAGCGTCTGCCCCGAAAAACGGGTTACCACCTGGCCAGGTTACCGGCCTTCGGTTACCACTCTCCCGACAGTTACCACCCCCTGAATATTTCCAACCCGCCCGGCGGTAACGCTCGGCGGGTTTTTCAATTCCATGACGCCTAACCTGCAGATCGAGTACCGCCCGATCGGTGCGCTGCTGCCTTACGCGCGCAATCCGCGCACGCACTCGCCAGCGCAGATCGCCAAGATAGCGGCCAGCATCGTGGAGTTTGGCTGGACACAGCCCATCCTCGTCGACGGCGACAACGGAATCATCGCCGGCCATGGTCGCCTGGCAGCGGCGCGCAAGCTCGAACTGACCGAAGTGCCGGTGATCGAGCTGGGCCATCTGAGCCCGGCGCAGAAACGCGCCTACGTGATTGCCGACAACCGCCTGGCGCTGGATGCTGGATGGGACGATGAATTGCTGGCACTGGAACTGGCCGAGCTGTCGGAGGCCGGGTACGACCTGCTGCTCACCGGTTTCGAGGATGACGAACTGGCCCAGATGCTGGCCGATCTGGGGGACGGGGATGCGCAAGTGCCGGAGCAGGAAGCGGATTCGCAAGCAGAAGACGAAGTCCCCGAGCCACCCAAACAACCCATCAGCCGCCTGGGTGATGTCTGGCAGCTGGGCCCCCATCGCCTGATCTGTGGTGATGCGTCTGATCCGGTCGCCATCGCCACCCTGATGCAGGGCGAGCAGGCGAGCCTGTGCTTCACCTCGCCGCCCTACGGCAACCAGCGTGACTACACCTGCGGCGGTATCGCTGACTGGGATGGCCTGATGCGCGGCGTGTTCGCGCAGCTGCCTATGGCGGCCGATGGTCAGGTCCTGGTCAACCTCGGCCTGATCCACCGCGACAACGAGTTCATTCCGTACTGGGATACCTGGCTCAGCTGGATGCGAAGTCAAGGCTGGCGGCGCTTCGGCTGGTACGTCTGGGACCAGGGGCCGGGCATGCCCGGCGACTGGCAAGGGCGCCTGGCTCCTAGCTTCGAGTTCATCTTCCACTTCAACCGCCAGACGCGTCGGCCCAACAAGACGGTGCCCTGCAAGTTTGCTGGCGGTAACGGGCACCTGCGTTCGGATGGATCCTCGACGGCGCTCAGGAGCAACCAAGGGGATGTGATTGCCTGGTCACACAAAGGCCAGCCCACGCAGGACCACCGCATTCCAGACTCGGTGATCCGGGTCATGCGCCACAAGGGAAAGATCGGCCAAGACATCGACCACCCGGCCGTGTTCCCGGTGACGCTACCGGTGGAGGTCATCGAGGCCTATACGCAGGAAGGCGAGATCGTCTTCGAACCCTTTGGCGGCAGTGGCACCACGCTGATGGCTGCCCAACGCACCGGCCGCATCGGTCGTGCGGTTGAGATCGCGCCCGAGTACGTCGATGTGGCGCTGATCCGTTTCCAACAGAACTTCCCTGGTGTGCCGGTCACCCTGACCGCCACCGGTGAGCCCTTTGAGGTCGTCGCTGCCCAGCGTCGGCAGGAGCCCCATGAAACTGTCTGAAAATTTCGAACTGGCCGAGTTTCTGGTCTCGGAGACCGCAGCGCGCCGTGGCATCGCCAACGAGCCCACGCCAGAGGTCATCGAAAACCTGCGTCGGCTGTGTCAGCTGGTGCTGCAGCCTTTGCGCGTCAAGCTCGCGCGCCCGGTGGTCATTACCTCTGGGTACCGGTCGCCGGAGCTCAACCGTGCCGTCGGTGGCAGCAAGACCAGCCACCACATGCAAGGGCGGGCCGCCGATCTCATCGTGCCGGGGCTGTCGCCGCTGGCTGTTTGCCAAACCGCGCAGCAAATGAAACTGCCCTGCGTCCAGATCATTCACGAGTTCGGGCGTTGGGCGCACCTGGCGGTGGCCTTGCCGAGCGAGCGCACCCAATTGCTGACGGCCAGGCGGATGCAGGGCAAGACCGTTTACGAGCCGGGGTTGGTCCATGTCTGAACCCTGGCTTTCCACCCATATCGAGCGCTGGCCCACAGAAAAGCTGGTGCCCTACGCCCGCAACGCCCGCACCCATTCCGAGGAGCAGGTGGCGCAGATCGCCGCCTCCATCGTCGAGTTCGGTTTCACCAACCCGATCCTGGCTGGCTCAGACGGCGTGATCGTCGCAGGGCACGGTCGCTTGGCCGCCGCCCAGAAGCTGGGCCTGGACACGGTGCCTGTGGTCGTCCTCGACCATCTGACCCCCACCCAGCGCCGGGCGCTGATCATTGCTGACAACCGCATTGCAGAAAATGCCGGCTGGGACGACGCCATGCTGCGCATCGAGTTGCAGTCGCTGCAGGAGGATGGCTTCAACCTGGACATCACCGGCTTCGATGCCGACGCCTTGGCCGAGATCATGGCCGGCGAGGAGACCACGGTCGACGGCCAAACGGACGACGATGCGGTGCCCGAGGTGCCGGTCACGCCGATCTCCCGACCGGGAGATGTCTGGGAACTGGGCCACCACCGCCTGCTGTGTGGCGACGCGACTGACCCGGCAAGCTACGACGCACTGATGGCCGATGCCCAGGCCGACATGGTGTTCACCGATCCGCCGTACAACGTCGACTACGCCAACAGCGCCAAGGACAAGATGCGCGGCAAGGACCGTCCGATCCTCAATGACAACCTGGGCGACGGCTTCTACGATTTCCTGCTGGCCGCGCTGACTCCGATGTTGGCGCGATGCACTGGAGGAACCTACATCGCCATGTCGTCCAGCGAGCTGGACACGCTGCAGCAAGCCTTCCGGGCTGCCGGCGGCAAGTGGTCGACTTTCATCATCTGGGCCAAGAACACCTTCACCCTAGGGCGTGCCGACTACCAGCGTCAGTACGAGCCCATCCTCTACGGCTGGCCCGAGGGCACGCAACGCCACTGGTGCGGTGACCGCGACCAGGGCGATGTCTGGAACATCAAGAAGCCGCAGAAGAACGATCTGCACCCGACCATGAAGCCGGTGGAGTTGGTCGAGCGGGCGATCCGCAACTCCAGCCGACCGGGTGACATCGTGCTCGATCCCTTCGGTGGCTCAGGCACCACCCTTATCGCCGCTGAAAAAGCCGGCCGTATCGGCTGGCTCATCGAACTCGACCCCAAGTACGTGGACGTGATCGTGCGCCGATGGCAGGAGTGGAGTGGGCAGGAGGCCTACCGGGAGGCTGATGCGGTCAAGTTCAACGACCTGGCGGCAGCAGCAGGCATGGCGACGCCGGCAGATTCGGCAGAGGCAGGCGCATGAAGCAGCCGCGCACGATGTCCCTGGTGGAGTCGCTGGTCAATGTGCTGGTGGGGTACTGCGTGTCGGTGGCTACGCAGATGGCGGTGTTCCCGCTGTTCGGTCTGGTGATCACCGTGTCCGAAAACCTCCTGATCGGCCTGATCTTCACGGCCGTGTCGATCGTGCGCAGCTACACACTGCGCAGGGGTTTCGAAGCCCTTCGGTTGCGTCAATCGGCCAGGGATTCCTCGACGATCGTGCAGTGAATCACAAAGCCCGTCAGGTAGGGCATGTCTTTTGGAGATGCCGTATTGCCTGCTGGTCATGCGGCCGGTGGTCCAGCCCATCCAGCGCTAGGTGGCGGCATTGATCGCGTCGGCCAGGCCGATGCGGCGTGTTCGTTCCTCGTGCCCCAAAAACCCCAGGTTTCATTCTGGATCCTGGATATGT